AAAAACTTGGTCATATGTAAAATAAAGCTTGACTTTGCTATTTCTCGGACTATATAATAAGGGCGGTTTATTTTAGTTTTTATTAGTATTTCAGAGTATTACTTGTATAACAAGTACAATAAAAAAGGAGTTGAATCATGAACCTAAAAGATTCTATATTTCCACAAATGAAACGGAGTATTTAATGCCTAAAGGATTAATGGATTTTACCGAAAGGGAAAGTCTTGCACCATATATAAAAGCAGTAAGTGTCGAGGTTGCAACTGCAACTTTAGACCCATCAAGAGCAGTATATTGTGGAGTAGCAGGAAATTACAACCTTTACGTTGGAGGTTCTTGGATACATTTCAAAGCAATCCCAGCGGGAACGGTATTACAAGTATGTGCAGAAGGGGCAAGAGACAACGGGGATGATTCAGCCCCAGCGGCTGGAGAAATTGTTTTCTTGTATTAGTATGGCCATTGGCATACTCGAACTTTTGAATCTTACGAGGGAAGACCAAGAAAGTATATTAAAAAAGCTTGCTTCCGAAGAAACATGTCCAATCGAAATAGATAACCAAGTATATTATATACCAATAGCAGTCAATAATCTTATAGATATGCTATACAAGCAGACATGTGATTTCTCAAAAGGGGACAATGGAATACCGCCAAATAAAAAATAAAAAGCATTACATATACGAACATATATCTGAGTTTTATAATGCTCATCCCAATAAGACTCCTCTAAAAGACTGGCGTTCAGCTAAAGAAGGAGATTGGGTATGGAGCGATGATGGAAAAATAGTCCAACTTCTCAAAGTTGTAGATAAAATTAGACACCCAAACGATAGAAAGAACTATAAATATGCTGCTGGATATGTACGCACGGTTGTTGGTAGCTTCTTAAAAACTAAGGGTGTTAAGATGGATACGGATTTTTCAAAGCATCCAAATAGATATACATTCTCTGGGAAGAATCCTAAATCGGTAAAAGATAGAGAGAGTGTAACTAATAAAGAAAAGATTTTTGCTACAAATGTAGCAGTCGGGATGGGGCCTGTAAAAGCGTATATGGACGCCTTCAATAATGATGATGAATTACAGTCTAGGAAAAAAGCAACAATATTATTAAAACAGGAACGAGTTATGCAAGAAGTAGAAAAGTCAGTATTAGATATAGCAAAAGGAATGGGATTAGACCATGAATACGTATTAAATAAATTAAAGTGTCTAGCTGATAATAGTTCAGATGATGGTATCGTATTGCAATCAACAAAAGAGCTTGCAAAAATAATCGGCACATCTGGTACAACTATTAAACAAAAAGAAATGGGAATAATAGGTATGTTCCAAGGCTTTTCGCCTGAACAGCTTAAGAAGGCTGAAAGGCCTCAGTTAAGTGAAATAAAAGGAGAAGAAAATGATATGTCCTGAATGCGGTTCTGTTAATAATAAAAAAGATGGTAAAAGTCGAGAATATCAAAGATATAGATGTAAAGATTGTGGAAAAAGATATACAGATAATCAGGGAGGAACATTTATAGAGAAAAATACATCTACGTCTGCTAAAGTAGAAGAGTTGAATTATATTTATCTAACTGATAATGTAGGAACAGGAAAAGTTCCGACTTTAAAATCATTATTAAAGAAATTCAATATAATTGAAGATGATTGGAAAGTAACAAATTTTAAAGTAAACCAATGGGATGTTTCTGCAAAAGAAGAAGTAGATGGGAAAATAGTCTGGAATACTCATACGAATTATCAGGCGAGGGCCACTCTTGTAAGAAAAGTCCCAGTTAAATGTGATTTTCCCTCAGTTCAAGGGGCAAAGGTTACTCCTGTAAAATTTAATATAAAGATTCCTAAGAGAGATTTAAAGGTTGATATGGTTCTTCCAGATGCTCAAGTAGGATTTAAAAAGGATTTTAATACTGGAAAACTATCTCCACTTCATGATTTAAAGGCTATTGGTATAGTTACAGAAATAATTAAGGAAATAAGGCCAAATCGCATAATAATGTTAGGAGACATGCTTGATTTACCAGATTGGTCTACTCATTATGTGCGTTCTCCAGAGTTTTATTTTACGACACAGCCTAGTTTAGACTGGCTGGCTTCTTGGATTGGGGAATTAAGACCATATTGTAATGAGATGGTTTATATAGAAGGTAATCATGAAAAAAGAATGATTGATAGTATTATTCAGAATACAATTCAGGCTTATGGTATAAAGCCAGCTAATGAGCCAAATGTTCCTCCTATTATATCGGTTCCTTATATGTTGGGATTACATAAAATGGGAGTGGAATATATTGGCAATTATCCTCATGGAGAGTTCTACGTTAATGATAATCTAGTATGCATACATGGAAACAAAGTAGGCCAGAAAAGCGGCCAAAGCGTAATGAAGATGTTGGGCTCTCCAAGAATTAGTGTAATCCAAGGTCATGTTCATAGGTTGGAGATGGGCCATAAGACAGTTTGGACACATGGAAAACCAAAAGTATATCAGGCAATCTCTTTAGGTACTTTAGCAAGAATAGATGGAATAGTCCCTGGTGCGGGAACCAGATATAATTGGCAACAAGGGTTTGGAATAATAGAATATGATAAAGAAAGATTTCAAGTAGATTCAATTGGTATTTACGATGGAAAAGCAATCTTTAAGGGGAAAATGTACAGTGGATGATTATACTAAGCCGAATGGCAAGAAGACTAGACAGGGGCATGGCAGGAATAGTAAGTATGGGAATAAAGTAAGTAAGAAGTATTATAGAAAAAAATATAGAGGTCAAGGGAAATGATATATGGAGGGAAGTTTTTGGTATTCTGGAAAAAAGCTAAAAAAGATAAAACTGATGCTTTAATGAGGTCTTTTGATACTATGATAGAATCTAAAGCATATATTCAAGGATTTGTAGATTCAATTGTTTCTTTTACTAAAGATGCAGATGAAGATAAATTATTAGAAGAATTTAAAATAGAAAGAATAAAATGATTGCTACAAAGAGAAAATTGAAAAGAAAAGAATTGATTGATAGAGTAAAAATGCTTGAGTATGCTCTTGCTAATTATATTGAAAGGCAAAGGAGTTGTGAGTTAGCTCTTGACTTTTATATAGAAATGAATGAAGATAAAAAAAAGTTCCAAAAATTTTTAGATGAAAAAAGAAAAAAAGACAGTAAACATAAACAAAAGAAACGTAAGTGAAGCTGAAGAGCAATTACTTCTCGCTCATAATGATTTAATTGCATTTGGTAAGCTGTTTCTTCCTGACGATTTCCTGAGAAGTGAAACTCCACCATTTCATTATGAGATGGCTGATTCTATTGATGATGTAGGAATAAAGCAATTGGGAATTATTCTTCCAAGAGGTCATGGGAAAACCGTTTTAACCAAAGCTTCTATTATAAAAGATTTTGTTTTTTGCCCAAAAGAAGATATGCATTTTTATGCTTGGGTATCTGCTACTCAGAAATTATCAGTAGGGAATATGGATTATATTAAACATCACCTTGAATTTAATGACAGTATTAGGTATTTTTTTGGAAATTTAAAAGGAAAGAAATGGACAGAAGAGGATATAGAGTTAATTAATGGGTGTAAACTTATATCTAAAAGTAATGTGGCTGGTATTCGAGGAGGAGCGAAACTCCATAAAAGATATGATTTAATTATATTAGATGATTTTGAACATGAGGCAAATACCATTACACCAGATGCGAGAGCTAAGAATGCGAATCTGGTCACAGCTGTTGTTTATCCTGCACTTGAACCTCATACTGGTAGGCTGCGTGTTAATGGCACTCCCGTACATTACGATTCCTTTATTAATAATCTTATTAATAATTATAAAAAAGCTCAAAAAGGTGGTGAAGACTTTTCTTGGAGGGTCATAACTTATAAGGCAATTTTACCAGATGGAACTCCACTTTGGCCATCATTTTTTTCTAAAGAGAAGCTAGACGAAAAGAAAAAATTCTATTACGATAGCGGTCAGTCTCAAAAGTTTTATCAAGAATATATGATGGAAGTCCAGTCTGAAGAAGATTCAGTTTGGAATAGAAGGCACATAAAACATTGGGAAGGCTATTACGAAAATGAAGATGGGATTAACTATATTCACGTTGACGGTGAGAAGTTTCCTTGTAACACATTCATTGGTTGCGACCCTGCTACAGATATTGATACTAAGACTTCTGATTTCTCAGTTATAATGGCAATTGCTATTGACCCTAATAATAAATTGTATGTATTGGAGTATGAGAGGCACAGAAGTATTCCGACTGTAGGTTCTAGAGATAACAGTGGGGAAATAATTGGGAAGAAGGGGGTTGTTGATTATATAATGGATATGCATCAAAAGTATAATTGCGTATCGAGTACTGTAGAAGATGTGGCTATGAATAGGTCAATATTTCAAGCTTTAAATGAAAGAAGAAGGTTGGAGAATAAATATAATATTGGAGTAATCCCAGAAAAACCTGGTGGAACTAATAAAAGAAATAGAATTTATAGTGGTTTAAGTGGTAGATTTAGTACTGGAAATGTCTTTTTAAAGGAAAATATGTTTGATTTAACCAATGAAATCATTACTTTTGGCCCTAAAATGGCCCATGATGATACAATTGAGACCCTTTATTATGCACAATTACACGCATTTCCGCCAAATATGAGACAAAATGAGTCAAAAAAAGAATGGTTTAAGCCTAAAAAGAGAGCAAAAAGCTGGGTGATAGCATAATGCCACAAGCAAAGATTCCATATAAACAATCACAATCTCCTATGAGTGTATCTAATTTGAGATTACAATCTCCTGTTGGTCAAGAATCTTTATACGGTAGATTATTTGGATTTGGTACAAATGTTGCAGAAACTTTATCTGGTTCTGACCCTTCTTCTATATGGGAAAATTATATGTCTCAAGCTTCAACTGCAGCGGATACTCTAAGAAAGAATCCAGCTCCTTCTGCTGGGGCATTATTATTATATGAAGCTGCAAGAAGAACTGGAATAGGAGTAGATGCTGGCAAAGTATCATTCCCTACAAAGTATGGTAAATTTAAATTGGGGACTGGAAATATTGGTGGGACAAAAGGAGTTAAACTTCAATTTGACTTAGATAAGAGTATTCTTGGTAAACTAGAGAAAAGGTTGATGCAATAATGGCAAAAAGAGGAAGAAAAAATAAAGCCCATATCAATAAACAGTTGTGGGACAGAGCTAATAGTACAGATAGGTCTAAGTGGAGAAGTAAAAGCCAGACAGGGTACGATTTTTATCTTGATGAACAACTTACCCATGATGAGGAAAAGTCTTTAGAAGAATCTGGAATGCCTTCTTTTACAATTAATAGGATTTTACCTATTATTGAAATAATGAAATATTTTGTTACGGCTAATTCTCCCAGATGGAAAGCTGTAGGTGCGACTGGAGATGATACAGATATAGCTCAAGTCCATTCTGATATATCTGATTATTGTTGGCATCTTTCTAATGGTAATTCTATATATGGACAAGTTGTTCTTGATTCTTTGGTAAAAGGAGTAGGATATTTTCTTGTAGATGTAGACCAAGATGCAGACCATGGAAAAGGGGAAGTTACTTTTAGTAGAATAGACCCTTATGATGTATTTGTAGACCCTGCAAGTCGTGATTTCTTATTCAGAGATGCGTCTTTTATAATAATAAAAAAGAATCTATCTAAAAGTCAGTTAAAGAATTTATTCCCACAACATTCAGCAAAGATAAACAAAACAACCAGTAGTGAGTATTCTTCTAACTTTTCTCAAAGAAATGTAGAGTCTTCTAAGATTATACAACCAGAAGATATTAGTTTTTCTCTTGACCCAAAAGGAGAAGAAGACCAAATTATTGCATACTATGAAAACTATAGTAAAATCAAGGTTCCATTTGTAAATGCTTTTATTAGAATTCCTTTGACTGATGAACAGGAGGAACAATTACAACAATCTGTACAGGTTCAATTACAAGAATTTCAAGCAGAAGCTGAAGTCCAATTGCAAGAAAAGATGTTGTCAATACAGCAATCATTAGAGATGGGAGAAATCATACCAGAAAGAGCAGAATTAGAACTAAAGAAAGCTCAGCAAATGATGGAAACTGCGATTGCAGAAAAACAGCAAGAATTAACATCAGCTGCTCAAGAAGAAATGACGAGAGTAGAACAAGTAGTCATGAGAAAAGAAGAATTTGATAACATGATGAAAAGTCAAGAGTTCAAAAAGAATGTAGTGGATTTTGTTGATTTTTATGAAACAAGAATTAAATTAGTATGTAGTGTTGGAGATGATGTATTTCTATATGAGTATGAATTACCGATTACTGAGTATCCAATAATTCCAGTACCTTATTTGTATACTGGGACTCCTTATCCAATGTCAGCAGTAATGCCTTTAATTGGTAAACAACAAGAGATTAATAAAGCTCATCAGATTATGGTTCATAATGCAAATTTAGCTTCTAATCTTAGGTGGCTATATGAAGAAGGCTCTGTAGATGAGGAAGAGTGGGAACAGTATTCATCAAGCCCAGGTGCTTTATTAAAATACAGACAAGGATTTCAACCTCCTACTCCTGTTCTTCCAGCTCCTATTAATAATGCTTTTTATACAATTACCCAAGAAGGTAAAGCAGATGCAGAGTATATCTCTGGTGTGCCTTCAGCTATGATGGGATTCACCCAAGAGCAGGCTGAAACTTATAGGGGATTACTTGCGAATGATGAATTTGGTACAAGAAGATTAAAATCATGGATGGCTACTATTGTAGAGCCAGCATTAGAACATCTTGGTAAATGTTTTCAAATGGTATCTCAAAAACACTATACAATTGATAAAGTATTTAGAATAGTTCAACCTCAAGCGGGCCAAGAGCCAGACCAAGATAAAGAAGTAAGAGTAAATATTCCAATTTTTAATGATTTTGGACAAGCAATTGGAAAGTGGATGGATTATGAATCTTCTAGATTTGATGTAAGAGTGGTAGCGGGAGCTACATTGCCTCTTAATAGATGGGCTTTATTAGAAGAATATTTTAGATGGTTCCAGGCTGGATTGATTGATGATATCGCAATGATAGCAGAAACCGATATAAGAAATAAGAAACAATTAGTAGATAGAAAGAGTTTGTATTCTCAATTGCAATCCCAATTAGAACAAATGACTGAAGCAATAAAAGATAAAGACGGTACAATTGAAACTCTTGAAAGACAATTAGTACAGGCAGGTATTAAGATGAAAGTAAATGAAGCCAGCACTCAAGTGAAAAAACAAGTTCTTGATACCGAAGCTCAGCAAAAACTTCTCAGGGGAATGATGACTGGAGAAGTTCAGATGGCTAAAAAAGACCTTGCAAGAGAGGTGAAAACAGCTGTAGCTGAAGCAAGAATGGACGCAAAAAAAGACTTTGAAAGTAACAAAGAAAAATAATAACTTAAATAATCATAAAAAGGATATATTATGAGTGAAAATGTACAAGTAAGCAACGCTCCAGAAAACGGAGCCCCAGAAAGTGCGGTAGGAATGAGTAGCGAAGGGTTTTTCGAGGCTCTCGATACTCAGGTTAATGGTGGCATATTAGATGATGCCCCGCCTTCATCTGAGCAGACAACCTCTCAAGAGTTGGAGAACGCAGGAAATCAGTTTCTTGCTGAACAACAACAAAAAGAGAGCCCTGTTGAAGGACAGGCGGATATTGAAAATCTGCAAAAAAGGTATTCGGATTCAAGCAGAGAAGCTAAACGATTAAGTGGACGCTTAAATGAAATTGAACCCTATATGCCTATACTCGATGCTATGAGAGAAGACCCCAATTTAGTTTCTCATGTGAGAGGTTATTTTGAGGGTGGAGGTCAAGCCCCAGTTAGTATGAAAGAAAGATTACAATTGGATGAAGATTTTGTGTTTGACCCAGATGAAGCGATGTCAAAACCTGACTCAGATTCTGCTAAAGTTTTAGCAGCGACGATTGACGGAGTAGTCCAGAAAAGACTTACTGATGCTTTGAGTGTGCAGAAAAATGAAAATCAGAGACTTACAAGAGAATCTGAATTTCGTTCTAAATACAATTTATCAGAAGAGCAATGGGCAAACTTTGTATCATTTGCTAAAAATAAAACTTTACAGTTAGATGATATTTATTATCTTATGAACAGGGGGCAACGAGAGAAACAAATCGCACAGACTGCAAATCAAGAGGTTACTAACCAAATGAAAAGAGTTCAACAGCGACCACAATCTCTAGCTTCTCAGGGGAGCTCTCCAGAGCCGCAAAAATCCGCAGACGATTCAGTCTTTGAAGAAATACTGGGTATTGACTCAACATTAGAGAATGTATTAGGCAGGTAGTCTAATACATAATTAAAGTCAATAACAGTAGTCTAAAAGACTACAAGGAGAAGGACACATGGCCGATTTATTCGGAATTTCAGATGTTTCCAGTTTGACTGAAAGTGGTTCGGCGATTGCTGGGTCTGCCCTTAGCACTGGCGACCTTAGGCGGAAGTATAACTTTGGTGATAGAGTATCAGAGTTAGCTATTGCGCAAGACCCGTTTTTTAGATTCTTATCTAAAGTTTCTAAAAAGCCAACTGACGACCACCAGTTCAAATTTACGGAACGACGTCCCTCTTATCACAAACGTTATGCATATGTAACTGCGCATGGAACTACTCTTAGTGGCATGTCGGCAAGTCAAGCAACTGTAACAGCAGGCAATATTGACCCAGGCGATACTTATTATTTTCAGTTTATGACTGATTATAAATCAGCTGGTAATATTGGCCAAGTTCGTGGTTCAACTAACTCAGTTCAAGTTGGTGATGACGGAACTGCGCCAGGATTTATGATTCCTGGTCAATTGGTTAAGATACCTATGCAAGGTTCTGAAGCTGGAACAAGCACAGTAGCGACTGCTATGTCTACAAACGACTATATTGTTGTTCGTGTTGAAGAAGCTACAGCTACTTCGACTGGTAGTAGAGCAGCTGACACAAATGCAATTAATTGTAAATGTGTAGTTGTAAAAGACCTTGATACTGATACTAATAATGAGTTATCAGGTTGGGGTGGCGGTGGAACTGCAGATGAAAGTCTTGCTGGTTCTAACATTACAGATGCAGAATGGGCAGCTATGACGAATTTATATCTAGAAGCTGCTAGATGTTATGTGGTAGGAAATTCATGGGGACAGGGTAGTGGATACCCCGAAACATGGAAAGACAATCCTTTCTCGACTGGATATGGACTTACTCAGATTTTCAAAACTTCATTGGCAATGGATAACACAACTCGTGCCACTGTTACAAAGTATGAACCTAATGAGTACGCTCGTGTTTGGAGAGAAAAATTAATAGAGCATAAGTGGGATATTGAAACCGCTTTGCTATTTGGTTCACAATACACAGATGGTAACGGAGTAACTCATACTCAAGGTGCTGTTGATTATATTATCAGTTATGGTAATGTATTTGATGGTTCTGGTATGGGCGGAACTGGAACAAAATCACAAGATGATTTCTTGGATGATATGTCTCATTTCTTAGACCCTCGTTACAATAATGCAAATGCTACTTTATTCTTCGTAAGTACAGACGTATATAACTGGTTGCATAAACTAAGTGGATATTTGAGTGCAAATATGTCTCAAATAGCTACAGTTAGCGATTCACAAGCTCGTGCAAACTGGGATATGGGTGTAGTTGGAAGTAAGAAAGCATTTGGTGTAGATGTAACTACATTTACAACTCCTTATGGAGATATGAATGTAACTCGCAATGTTCACTTGGATGGTTCACCTGTGAAAATGCTCGGTGTAAATATGAGACACTGTGCATACAGACCTCTACAAGGAAACGGCTTAAATCGTGATACAGCGATTTATGTTGGAGTACAAACTCTAGAGAATAGTGGTGTTGACCGTAGAGTTGACTTAATTCAAACTGAAGCTGGTATGGAATGGCAAATGCCTGAATCCCATGCCGTCTGGAAATAAGAGGTAGAATTATGGCATCTAGAAATCCGATGTATGGACAAAACAGATACGACTTACAAGCAAGTAAGAAAGTTGACAAACTTATTATTAGTGATGGAGCTACAGCTCTTAGTTTAGCTGTTACTGATAGTGGCGCAACGATTTTAATCGAAGGTGGCACTAATGGGGCAGCTGCTTGCAGCTTACCATCCATCATTAGTGAAGATTTAGTAGAGTTTACTTTCTTATTGAAAGCAGCCAATGGTACTGGCGCTTATAACATTGATGCTAAAGATGGGACTGAGTTCTTTATCGGAAGTATTGATTCCTTAGAAGGTACAAGTGATGTAGGAATTGATTTCAATGGAAGTAGTCATGACCAGTTGACATTAGCAGCTTCTAAGGGAGCAGCTGGAGACCAAGTGCATATTAAATCCGCTGGTGGATTATGGTATGTAAGTGGTACAACTAATGACCAAGATGGCTGGGCTGTAGGAACGGCGTCTGCTAACACTTAATCTGAAATTTGTGAGTTAATAGCACAATATAAAGATGAAAATATGAGATACGCGCTTTTCAATGGTTTTCCCTCCTTTTTAGTTGGAGAGTGCGTTATCTCATTTATTGACGATATAATAACAATAGAAGATATAACAGATTTAGAAGAAGAAAGTTCAACTGGATGGCAACTTTTGAAGAAAGAGTAGAGGGGTTAACTGGACTATCAATAGATGGTAGCAGTTCTCCTACACAAAATGAATTGACAGAATATTTAAAAGATGGAGTTCTTGATGTTACAGAAAGAATATTATCTTTAAGGCCTGAACAATCTAGTGATTTTGTAAGAATATCCTCTGCGAGTAGCGCTCAAGGGGCTTTAACATCTGATAGTGGTAAAGTAATTTCTGTAATAAGAGAATCTGGTACGAATGATGACTGGAGACCTGCAAGAAGAATATCAATAGATAAGCAATCAAGAGTAACTGATAGTTCAAGTTTAGAATATGCAACTGCGTATCATCCAGTATATATGATGTCCGAAGATGGGGCTGTATTAGTATTCCCCGCTCCTTCAAGTTCATCTACTCAATATAAGATTTATTACATTAATGGTACTCCTACTGATGTAACTAATGGAGCATCGTTAGCATATTCCCATAGTGATATAAAATATTTTCCAGAATCAAAGGTATATTTAGTTGTATTGTACGCAGCTTGTCAATCTTTATTGAATAAGCTATCATCATATGCAATTTCAGAAACCATACCAAGCTGGACTGCTCCTGCTGGATTTGTTAAACCATCATTTTCAGCTCCGAGTCTTGCGAGTGTAGGTGCTTTGACTTTACCATCAGTTCCAATTGTACCTACCATATCTTCGCAATCTGTTGCGGATTTTAGTAGTTTGGCTCCATCATATATTGCACCTGTTTTACAATCTCAAACAGCTTTAGAAGATTACTGGACATTAACAGATTTTGGAGATAGTGACCCTGGTGCTTTATCTATAACATCAGTTCCACCTTCAACTCCATCTTTACCTTCCATATCATCGCCTGGAATATCTTCTACAACAATTTCAAATGTGGGGACTCCTCCTACTTATACTGCTCCCACAGTTGGTGGAGTTACTGAAGAATTAACTACAACTATGACTGCTCTCACTGGTGATGCATATGGAACAGATGCTGATTTTCTTGATTTTTCTATGTGGTTCACAACAGCTGCAGAGTTATTAGAAGATGAAGAAGATGTAGAATTAGCGACCGCTCAGTTACAAAAAATTGGAAGATACATAGAAGCATATTCTACTCAAATGCAAAGCAACCTTAATACTTTCAATAAAGAAGACAAAGAATACCAAGCAAAATTACAAGAAGCAATACAGCAAGCTCAGATAAATGCTCAAGAAGCTCAGAAAGAAGGGGATTTAACTTTACAAGCTTCAGTACAAGATTATACATTAGAATTACAAAAGTATCAGGCTGACGTTGGTAAATACCAAGCTGATGTATCTAAAGAGGTTCAAGAATATACACAGAAATTATCTCGGTATCAGCTAGAGTTAAGTACAGTTCACCAAGCTTGGGCTAAGACTGAATCTGATAATTTGGCAAAATATCAAGCAGATATTCAAAATGAATTAAATAAATTCAATAAGGAGAATGTAATATACCAAGCAACAATGCAAGAGAAGATACAAGAAGCACAGTTACTTGATACTCATGAGACTCGTAAGGTTCAAAAATATCAAGCTGAGATTCAAGTCTATGGTTCAGAAGTTAATGCTAAGATTCAAGAATGGATAAATGAAGAATGGACACAAAAATTTCAAAAATATACAACTGATTATGCGAGTAAACTTCAAACTTATGCGAACGATATTCAAAATGAATCATTAAGATTTGATAAAGATATACAAAAAGAAGCTCAGGCTCATGCCGCTGCGATAAATGAGGTTGCTGCTGAAATACAATTAGACACAACTGAATATAATTGGATGAGTCAAAGGTACGCAGCATTAAAAGGTCAATATGACCAAGC